CGTAGAGCTCCCGGGCCGGCTGCTTACATGTAAACTTGAGATTGAAGCGGAGTGGTTTATCATCGCCTTCACCACAAAAGAGTCCGGGGATCATGTCGGAAAGGCCCAAGGATTTCATTCTCCGAATGTGTGTGTAATCATTTCCGAGGCCCAGGCGGTTGAGGATAAGATTGCCGAGCAGCTCGATTCCCTCCTGGGAGGCGAACACAACCTTGAGATTATGATCGGAAACCCTTTACGCACTACCGGCTTTTTTGCCCGGGCGATGGATGATACTACAAACAATATCGTGATTAACCTGGATTGTTTGGAATCTCCGAATTACCGGCAGCAGAAGATTGTGATTCCCGGCATGGCCAGTTTTGAATGGATAGAGAAGCGCCGCAAGCTTTGGAATCCCCAAGGCAATGAGGATGATCCGCGCTGGCTGGCCAGGGTGAGAGGGAAGAAGCCGAAGTCCTCCATTGATACGATCTTCGGCAGCGAATTGGTCGAGCGCCTGGTGGCCCAGGAGCCTCGCCAGATGACGCGCAAGATTGTGGTGTCGAACGATCCGGCAGGCCAAGGCGATGATGAAGAGGTTATTTATGGTGTAATCTCCGGCCGCATCGTGGAACAGGATATCCAGGTCAAGTCAACCGGCCCCTCTTCGTGTTCGCATACCCTCCAGATGGTCCGGCTTATTGGCGCGAATCATATTATAATAGATTGTGATGGCCTGGGCCAGCCGATTGCTGATTTCATCCGTAACATTAAACCGGAGGGTGTTACCCTTCAAGAGGTTCATTCTGCCGGCAAGGCGGAGGATGAACAATACCAGAATCTTAAAGCCGAAATGTGGTTCTATGCCAAGGCAGAGGCGGAGGCAAGCCGTGAGCAGATTCCTAATGATGAATATCTGAAACAAGAGCTCCAGGAAATGAAGTATTTTATTAACGCGCGCGGAAAGATTCAGATTGAAGATAAATCAGATTTGAAGGATCGGCTGGGTCGTTCCCCTAACCGGGCGGATGCCTGGGTGTTGAATGTGTGGGGCAGAAAGAGCTCATCCGTGGTCCATAAGAGGGATGCTTGGTCCGAGGATGTTGGAGGGCGTCGGGAAGTGTCCAGAGGAGCAGCCAGCGCCATGGCTGCATAAAGGAGTTTATCATGCCGGAAGAAGTCAAAACAAGGTCAGAGCAGGAAATTAAGAATGACGATTTGCGCGCGGAGATCCTGGGCCGCCGGAAGACAGTTGAGGCGTTTTACGGCCCTTGGGATTTGATTGCTAAAGAAGATTATGCGTTTGCTATGGGCGATCAATGGAGCGCCGAAGATAGGGAAACGCTTAAGACTGCTGGCCGTCCATGTCTTACTTTCAACCGGATAAGGCCGATTATCAATTTAGTATCCGGGTATCAGCGCGAAAACTCTGCCAGGATCAAAGTCAATCCGGAGGGCGGAGAGGATGCAACCTTTTCCGAGGTTTGCGATAAGGGCCTGCATTTCATAGACAAGACCGCGCATCTTTCTTACAAGATGGGGTATCTGTTTGATGATGGGATTATTTGCGGTAAGGGGTTCCTTGAGTCAATTTTAACCTTTGATAACGATCCTATCCGCGGAGAGATTCAATTTAAGCAGCGCACGCCTTACCAGGTGAGAGTGGATCCGGATTGCACCGAGTACGATATGAATGAGGGCGCGCGGTATCTCTTTAAGGGCCCGGTGAGGTTGAGCAAGGATGATTTGATTGGCCTTTATCCGGACAAAACGAATCTTATTAAAGGATTTGCAGAGGATAATGATGATCCGATGGCCAATGGTTCCGGGGTTCTTTCCGAAGGGGATGACGATGATTACGGAAACAGGCCGAACGCAACCAGCGAAGTTCATAGTGTTCCGGATTCCGGTGATGAAGAATCAGATTTTGAGGGTGATGAGAAGTTTACCCTTTTTGAGTATTGGCGCAAGAAAAGAATCACTAAGTATTTTGTTATAGATAAAGAATCCAAGGATGCCAAGAAGTTTGATAAAAAGGAAGATGCCGAAGTTTTCATTGCAAAACAGGCCTTTGGCAAGGTGATTGAGCGCAAGGTCCCGGAGATATGGGTTGCGGCTATGGTGGCCGGCCATATTGTCCAGGATATCGTTTCTCCTTTTGAGCCATATTATTCCGGGTATCCTTTCTTCCGGTTCATTGCCGATTGGTCGCCTAACGCAGAGGAAGAGGTTTCGAGGGTCCAGGGCATGACTCGCCAGGTGAAGGATCCGCAGCGTGAGAAGAACAAAGCAAAGTCCCAGACACTTCATATTTTGAATACCCAGGCCAATTCTGGATGGATAGGTGATGAAAATTCACTTTCTCCTACCGGGTGGAAGGATCTTGAAAGCATTGGATCAAAGCCGGGTATTACGGTTAAGGTTAAGAAGGGATATTACGAGAAACTCCGGGAGATCCTCCCTAAGGGCCCCAATGTTGGCCATATTCAGCGTGAGCAGGCCGCAGATGAGGAGTTTAAACAGATCCTTGGGATAAACCCCGACCTTATGGGGATGACCGAAGGTACTGCCTCCGGCCGCGCCATTGCGCTCCGGGTTAAGCAGGCGATTTTGTCCCTGGTAAGGATATTTCAGAATTACCGATATACCAAAGAGATCCTTGGTAAGTTCCTTCTTGAGGTTATGCCGATGATATTTGACGAAGCCAAGTTGATGAAGGTTTTGGGGCCAAAGTATATGAAGTCAGTCAAGTCCGAGCCATACGAGAACGGATTGACTGCCGGGAATATCGCGGCTTTCCTTACCATGATCAAAGATAATAAATACGATGTTCTGGTAACAGAGGCGGATCAAAACACTACAATCCGTTTTGAAACCTTCCAGGAGTTGATTGAGGCAGCAAAGGCCGGCGTACAGATTCCTCCGGACCTTTTGATTGAGTATATGGATCTTTCCAACAAGGAAGAGGTTACGAAACGAATCCAGGATTGGATGTCGCAGTTAGCCGCGGCAAGTGCTAACAAGGGCGCTCCGGGAGCCCGGTAATCCCGAGATAAGGCAAAGGGGAGGCAAAAATGGCAGTTGATCTAAAAGCAGTCGAGGCAAAGTTGGACAAGAATGAGAAGTTGAGTAAAGAAGAAGAGCAATTTTTAATGGAGAATCAGTCCCCTCCGGAAGGATTCAAAAGCCAAGGTATTGTTCCGGAAAAGGAAGAGCCGGCAAAGCAGACGCCGGAAGCCAAGAAGGCCGCGGAGGATAAAGTCGCAGCCGATAAGAAGGCCCAGGATGCGTTGATTGGTAGGGCCAAAGCAGCAGGTCTTCCGGAAACCGCAACCGAAGCGGAGATCCAGGCAGCAGAGATCAAGAAGCCGCCAGAAGATCACCGGGTGGACATGCTTAAGCTTGAAACCATGCTTGAGCGTAAGGATGATGCAACCGATAACGATATCCAAGACTGGTCCGCAAGAGAGAAGGCCTATTATTGGAGGATGCGCCGGGAGCAGAAACGCGCCACTAAGGCCGAAGAGGATAGGGATATGGCCCGGTTTGAATTGTCTAAATTAAAGAAACCAGCAGAAAAACCGGCCGAAGAGCCGAAGAAGGAAGAGGATCCTTTCGAGGGAAAGGAGCCCGGAGATTTTCTTACCGTGGCCGATGCAAAGAAGATTCTGGTTAAATCCCAGGAAGCGGCCACGAAAAAAGAAGAGGCCCCGAAGTCCGGCCTTTTTATTGAACATCCTTTGATCCAAAGTTTCCTTAAGAGATGTGATGAAGAAGTATCCAAGGCCCACGAAGATTATGAGGTGGCCATGGAACTCTCGCAGGAGATTATAGGAACAAATCCCGACTACCAAAAAAAGGTAGCCGAGGCCCTGGTTAAGGGCGAAAACCCAGCTCTTACTATGTATGAGCTGATAAAGGCAGACCCGGAATTTGCCAAACTTCTACCGGCGGCCCAGACAAGGGTTGCAGCCAGGAAAGTTAAAAAATCCGATAAGGCCCCAGATCCGGCAGCAAAACCGAAGGAGAAGACCCCAGAGGAGTTGCAGCAGGAGAAGGAGGCCCAGGCAGCGGAAGATAAGTTAAAAGAGAACGCAGGAAAACCAAAAACATCCGGGCACGCCGAAGGTAAAGATGGGTTTGAGGGATCGGGTTTATCGCTTGAGCAGATCACCGCTATGTCAGACCGGGAGTTTGCCAAGTTGGGTAAGAAGGTCCGCGAGAAATACCTGGAGCTGTACGGATCATAATTAAGGAGATGTTACCATGACAGCATCAGCCAGTAATGCTGCTTTGCAGCCGGCACTATGGCGCAAGCAGTTATTCGCGGATGTTCGTGATATGCTCTATATGAATCGTTTTATTGGGGCAACCGAACAGTCCATGATCCAAGAATTAGAGGATCTAAAAAAGGAAGCTGGTAGTAATATCAGCTTCGGCCTCGGGATGAAATTATCCGGGTCCGGGATTGCCGGCGATACTACGCTGGAAGGTTCCGAGGAAGCAATGGTTGATTATGATGAAGATGTCGCAATCAATCAGTTACGCCATGCCGTCATTCTCACCGGCAAAATGGATGAGAAAAAGAATGTGTACAATATGAGGACCTCGGCCAAGAATCGTTTGGCTGATTGGTTCGCAGAGAGAATCGAAGCAGAAATTTTCGATAAGCTTTGCGGAAAAGCATCCTCAACCTTTTCCAATACTCCTACGGCAGCGGCCGCATCGCGGTCGGTGTTTGCCGGTGGCCAGGCCGCGGTGGGTGATGTTACCTCCACGATGAAGATGGACACCAAGGTTTTGGATAAGGCAAAAGAAGTTGCCAAACTTGCCTCTCCTAAGGTTAAGCCCTTAAGGATAAACGGCAAGGAGTATTATGTGGCGTTTTTGCACACCTACGATGTAACTGCTTTAAAGCAGGATCCGGTGTACAACCAGTCCGTGCGTGAAGCCGGGCAGCGTGGCGAGGATAACCCGATTTTCTCCGGGGCCGTGAGCAATTATAACGGCATCATTATCCACGAACACGATTATGTGTACCGTACCAATGATGGAAATACCAGCGCGTATGTGTCCCGGAATGTCCTTTGTGGCCAGCAAGCTGGTGTTATCGCTTGGGGCGAGCCGGTTAATTGGACGGAAAAGTCCTTTGACTATGGCAACCAATGGGGTATTGCGTGCGGCGCAATCTTCGGAGTAATCAAACCATTATTCAATTCTGTTGATTATGGCGTGGTTACAATGTTTACCGCATCAGCAGCGGCGTCAACCGCGTAAGCCGAGTTTAACCAATGAAGGAGGCCCTGCTCATCCGAGCAGTCGGGCCGGAAAGAGAGAGGGCCTCCTGAATTAAGCGAGGTGAAAATGGGACACACCGAAAAAATAAAAGATAGGGGTTACTGGGATAAGGGGATCTTTGATCTCCTTTATTCTTTTGTAACTAATTTCAACGCATTACTCGCCAAACTCGATACTGATATTGGCGATGTAACTCTCGTCGCAACCTACGCGATAACTTCTCCCACGATCGGAAATACCTACGGAAAACAGATCAAATATAACGGTATGCCGCAAGGCAAGGTGAACGATCTATTGAAAACTATCCGCACTAATTATAACGCGGTCTTAGATGTTTTGGCCGCGGACGATGGTGTGGCTGGTACAACGATCTTTACTACCGAGAAATTTGATACTACCGAGCACTTGATCGATGTATCCGGTGCCCGGATTGCCGATTTAGGTGAGTTCCAGGATGAAATTGTTTCATTCCTGGATGATCTTGTGGATAGGTTCAATCGCGTGTTGGTGGCTTGCGATGCGGATGCAACATTGACCGATGTGGATTATAGAAGTACGCTGGGTTTGTCGGATGTAGTTATGAGCTCATCCTCCAGCTCCTCTTCGCGGTCGAGTAGCAGCTCCTCGAGTTCAAGTTCTTCGAGCAGTTCAAGTTTGTCCAGCTCGTCCTCGAGTTCCTCAAGTTCCAGTTCGTCAAGTAGCTCGAGTTCATCTTTGTCATCCAGCTCGTCTTCGAGCTCCTCAAGTTCGAGCAGCAGTTTATCGTCGTCGAGCTCAAGCGTTTCTTCGAGTTCTTCTTCGTCGAGTTCGTCGTCGTCAAGTTTAAGTTCAAGTTCAAGCTCGTCGAGCAGTAGCTCGTCAAGTTCTGAATCAATAGGATAATGGAGGATAACATGCCAAGGATACAGGGTTTAGTGGAGTCGGGGATAAAATCCGCCGATGTTCAGCTAAAAGCCGTCGAAGGGTATGTTTTCTCCATTACCCTTGCATGGAAGGGTTTGGGGGTTGGTGATATCATGGCAACGCTTCGGGATTCCGCAACCGGCCTTTCTGCCGGCGCGGATGAGGTTGCTTTTATCGCTCCGACTGCCAATGGTACGATATCCCGGGAATGGTCCCAAGGCAAAAAGTTTGATCTGGGGATATTCTTGAATATCGGACCGCTTCCATCCGGCGGAATTGTTTTCGCTGAAACGACTTATAAGTAACGCAAGGGCCCGGGGGTTTGAGCACCTCCGGGCCTTTTAAATATAAAGGGGAGGCGAGTAAAATGGAGAATCGAGCATTGAAGGATCATAATCTGTTTAAGCCCAAAAATCTGGAAGAGGGTAAACACGCCGTTGTCGGCGACTGCAATGGATTCACTATGCAGCAGCGCTGGGAAGCGGAAACGCATGTTTTTGCCCGGAAGATACTCGGTTTTGTCAAAGATGAAGCCGAGATCCTTGACTACGGCTGCGGAGTGGGGCGGCTGGCCAAGGAGATATTAAGGCAGAGTCCCTCTGTTTTTGTAACCGGCTTGGATGCTTCTGCGGATATGCGCGCGCAGGCAGAGAAATATGTGGAACATGTTAATTTCTCAACCGTGGCTCCCCGGGGCCTTAAGTCCAGTAAGTTTGATCTTGTGTACCTTGTTTATGTTTTGCAACATGTCCCTGCCATAGAGATCCGGGAGATTCTTGCCCGGATTCATTATCACCTAAAAGAAAACGGAATCCTGGTGTACTGTTCAAGCGATTTCCGCATGGCAATCCGCTATGACGGCCAGGGGTTCTTTGATGATTCCTTCCTGGGGGTTGATCTGCGTGCGGAGGTAGATCGATATTTTGATATCCAGGGGCCTCTCTTTAGCGATGACGATTTCAGAGATAACCCGGTCCTTAAGAAAATGATTACCGGTTGCGATGGAAGCTTGGCGCATCCGGCTTTTGTATATAAGAAGAAAAAGATATTTGGTCCGGTGTTTGATGCAGCAATAACCAAGGAGGAAGGAAATGGCGTGCTCAAAGGCCAAGAAGGCCAAGAAGAAGAAATAAGTGCGCGGATGGAGGCCAGGAGCGGATGGGATAAATCAAAACCCAAGAAGATTCTAATCTTAAACCGGTTATGCCCCGGAGATATTCTTGTGATGACAAACGCAATCCGTGATCTGCACCTGGCCCATCCCGGCGAATACATAACCGATATCCGGACGCCATGTAATGATATTTTTGACAATTCTCCCTATATTACCAAGTTACAATATGATGAGAAAGAATACTCCCGATTGCATACTGATTTTCAGAATAAGGAGCGCTGGAAGAAACATCCTAAAGATAACACCGAATTTCTCGGGGATATCATGGTCCTGGACGCGCATTATCCCCTCATCCACAAGTCCGGAGTGTTAGGATCGCATTTCTCCGAAGGCCATACTAAGTTTTTAGAGGAGGCCTTGGGGGTTCTCATACCGCAAACGGATCTCCGGCCGCAGATATTCCTCTCCCAGGATGAAGCAACCTGGCCTTCTCCGGCCCTGGTGGCCAAGGGGGTTGAAGAGAAATACTGGATCATCAACGCCGGCTCCAAGAATGATATGGCGCTTAAGCAATATCCCTATTACCAGGAGGTTGTCGATCTGCTTTCGGATAAGATTCGTTTTGTCCAGGCGGGAGTCAAGGGCCATAATCATATTCCTTTGAACGGAGTGGTTGATATGGTTGGACAGACGAATGTCCGCGAGCTCTGCCGGTTGATTCATAAGGCAGAAGGAGTATTAACTTGTGTTTCTTTCCCCATGCACCTGGCGGCAGCTTTTCATAAGCCTTGCGTGGTGGTAGCCGGGGCTCGGGAAGGTACGCGTTGGGAGTTGTATCCGAATCACCAGTTTATCTATGTGAATGGATGTTTACTTTGCGCAACATACGATGGCTGCTGGAGAGGCGGTCCGGATGACTGCAACAATAAGAAGAACAATGTGCCGCGCTGTATGCTTTTGATCCGGCCGGAAGATGTGGCCTGGGCGGTTACTCGATATTATGAAGGTGGCATGTTAGAATATGATCCCTCCAGAATTTGCAACGCGGAGGTGGGCCGTGCATAGAGATCCCTTGATGACAAGCGATGCCATCCGTGAGTGGATGAAAGAACATGATCCCAGGATAAATGCAGCGGTATTCAATACTATGAGGATCCTTAAAAAATACAATCCGGGAGATACTTACTATGAAGCGTACCTGGGGCATTTGGTAAAGCGTCCGGGCAAGTTTATGGATTATTATCATTTACTCTGGAGCGTAGGATCCATTTTGCAGCCGCAAAACATCATGGAGATAGGCTGCCGGACCGGAATATCGATATGCCAGTTAATGAGTGCGCTGCCGGATCCGAAGGCCCCGAATGTGTACCTTTTTGATGTGTTTAACGATGGATTTATCTCTCCGGAGATCGTGAAGATGAATCTGCGTGCGCTCAACCTCCCGATGGATAAAGTCGAGTTTATTGTGGGCGATTCTCTTAAAACAGTACCGGAGTTCCACGAATCACGCTTGAATCTTCTTATGGATTATATCTTGGTTGACGGTTGCCATGATAAAGGGCCGGCGTGCCAGGATCTTGAGAATGTGGTCCGGTTACTTGCGCCCATGGGGATTTTATTCTTTGATGATCTTTCTCCGGACGGCTGTAATCTTTTAGATG